TGCACGGTCACGGTTCTTAGGGTCTACCTCTGGTGGCTCCCCAAGCATTAAACTCATCATCATACTACTTCCTATACTTAGCTGTCTTCTTAGCTATCTTCTTGGGTTGAGATACAAACTGCTTACCTGACTTAGTACCCTTACGCTTAGCTGCACTTGTAGCAGCGTATTCAGCAGGTGTAAGAGCATCCCTAGCTTTCTTGGGTAGGTAACGCTCACCTGTAGCCTTCTTACCTTGAGTAGAGGGCTTACCTGACTTAGTACCCCACTTCTCTTTACCCCACTTCTTGAGTGACTTTTGAGGAGCTTTCATTACGACTTGTAGCCCCCACCCTTAGCTTTGTATTGCTTAGCTACCATCTGAGCTTTACGTGCTGACCACTGTCCAGGCTTTCCACCCTTACCACCAGACTTTACTTTAGCTACGAGGTTCTTACGCATAGTAGGCTTAGTGTAGTTACCTGCAGCGTTGACTGTACTCTTACTCTTCTTTTGCATCGTTAAACACTCTTACTAATTTGATGACACTGAGGCATAGCATATATACCCTGCAGCATCATGTTGGCTGCTAACTGTTTAGTTTCATAAACAAAAGAAT